TCAGAAGGGGATTTCGTCTTCGGGGATGCCGTACGTCATGCCCGCGGGCTCCGGCGGCCGGTCCGGCAGGCCTTCGTCGCTGTCAAGGCGCGGGGGTTTATCGCCGAGCACGTGCTGCGTGACGCGCTCGAACTGGTCGCCGGCCTTCTTCTCGACGGTGATCGAGAGCGTCGGGGCGAGCGCCCCGGCCTTGGCCATCTCGACCGCCTCCTCCGTGCCGCCCGGAACCGGCTCGACAGAGCGGGCACGCCACCAGGCCTCGGCCTTGGTCCGCGCGTACCCGGTGTGGTCGAAGCAGACCCACTCGCGGAAGAAGCGGTTGAAGCCAACGCGGTACTCGACGCGCATGGTCAGCGGCGCGGACGGGTCGCTGCGCTTGTAGTGCACGTGGTACGTCGTCTCACTGACGCGGTGCTCCTCGCGAGTGGTCTGGCCGCTGAGGATGCCCTCGGTGCTGGCCTTCGCCTCGTGCTGTTGGCGGTTGGGCTCGGGGAACTGGTGGCCGCACTGCGGGCAGGTCTGGTAGCCCGCCGCAATCAGGGCCTGGCAGTTCGGACACTCTTTCGCGGGCGCTTCGCCGTCGCCGCGATCGTCGGTGGCGATGCGGATCGCGTCGACCGGGCCGTGGCGGAGCACGTTGCCGCCGAAATCCAGCACGAGGCAGTCGTTCTTGCCGGGGTGCAGCCGGAAGCCTCGGCCCACCATCTGGTAGTAAAGGCCCGGCGACATGGTCGGGCGCACGAGCGCCACGCAATCGATGTGCGGGGCGTCGAACCCGGTCGTGAGCACGTTCACGTTGCACAGGTACTTGAGCCCCCCCTCGCCGCCCGACCGGAACCGCCCGAGGATTGCGGCCCGCACGCCGTCGGGCGTGTCGCCGGTGACGAAGCCGCACTCGATGCCGTGCTTGGTCTTGAGCACATCGACGATGTGCTGCCCGTGGCGGATGCCCGAGGAGAAGATCAGCGTGGCGCTGCGGTCCTTGGTGTGCGCAGCGATCTCGGCGCACGCGCCCTCGACCAGCCCCTCTTTGTCCATGAGGTCCTCGACCTCGCTGGCAACGAACTCGCCGGCGCGGACGTGCAGGTCGTCGGTGCTGATCTTCTGCAGGCCCGCCTTGGTCTTGAGCGGCGACAGGAATCCCTGCACGATCAGCTCGCGGACGCCGACCTCGTAGCAGACGTGGTTGAGGATGTTCTCCGCGGCGCAGATCGAGCCGGACTTCATTCGGTACGGCGTGGCGGTCAGCCCGATGATGCGGACGTTGGGGTTCACCACCTTCGCGTCGGCGATGAACTGGCGGTACATCCCGTCGTCCTCGGCGGGGACCATGTGCGCCTCATCTACGATGATCAGATCGACGGGTCCGAGGTCACACGCCTTCTTCCAGATCGACTGGATGCCAGCGACCGTGACGGCGTAGCCCAGGTCCTTGCGCTTCAGACCCGCCGAGTAGATGCCCATTGGCACGTCGGGCGCGATGGTGCGGAGCTTGTCGGCCGCCTGCTCGAGGAGTTCCTTCACGTGCGCCAGCAGCACCACGCGGCCGCCCCAATGGCCGACGGCGTCGCGGCAAATCGTGGCGATGACCGGCGTCTTGCCCCCGCCGGTCGGGATGACCACGCAGGGGTTGTCATCGCGGGTCCGCAGGTGCTCGTACACCGCAGCGATGGCTTCGGATTGATAGGGACGGAGGTTCATCGGGTCTGCATTCCTTGCAAGCCGCCACCCTCTACAATCACACGATGCGAGCTATCACCCCAATCCTGGCGCTCGCGGCAGCGTTGCTCTCCGCGTGCCAATCGCCCAACCGAGCAGAAACGGGAAGTGCCATGACTCAGGTTGAGGTGCTGGGCTTTGCTGATTGCCCGAACACGCCCGAGTTCCTGCGGCGCGTCCAGTCCGCGTCTGGCCAACTGGATGGCGTGCAGGTCGTATACGTTGATCAGGAGTCGTTGCCGCAGAACGACATTCGTCGTGGGTATCCCACGCCGACGGCGCTCGTGAACGGGCGTGACCTCTTCGGGCTCCCCGTTCCAACTGCGCCCATCATGGGCTGCCGGATGTACGCAGGCGGGCTCCCCGATGAGAACACGATCGCGGCGCGCCTTCGGAGTGAGGCCGGTCACTGAACTGCCTTGGGCGTGGGCGTCTTCCATTTCCTGCTGATCTCCGTGATCTCCACCAGCACTTTGCCGCCCGGCGTCACCGGGCCGCGTTCAACAACCAGCCGATCGATCTGCGAGTCGTCGCGGTACGCACCGCCCTTGGCCAGGGCATCGAGCAGGGCCTTCTGCACGTTGTCCAGGTCGCGGCGGCGGTTGTCGGGCGGGCAGACGGTGACACGCACCTCCAGCCGACCGTTCATCCGCACCACCCGCATCACCGCGAGGGCGGCGCACACGCTTGCGCGGTAGCGCCGACCCTCGCGGCTCAGCACGGTCCTGGAGCCCATCCGTCGCCAGATGTGGTTCACACTGGGCGGGTACGGGAGCTCGAGGCCGCGACCAGATGGACTCAGCGTTTCCAGGGCGGCGTGCTCCCCGGTCCGACGCCGACGGGAGCGCGAGCGCCCACCGGCGAACCGCCACCGCCCTTCTTGGCGTAGCCCTTGATGACGTTGGCGAACTCGCCGTTGTCGTCGCGCTTCTTCAGCCCGACGTTGATCTCCAGCGGGACGTTGTGGAGCTCGACCGAGTCCTTGGGCTGCATCACGCCGATGGCGCGGCAGATGGCCGAGAGCTCGCCGCGAGCGATCTTGACCGTCATCTCGCTCTTGTTCTCGAGGTTGAGGCGGGCCCAGACCAGGCGGCCCTTGAACTCGCCGTCGATGATCTGGAAAGTAAGCTGCAGGTACTTGCCGCCCCCGGTCTTGGTCGGCTTGAGCTCCGACTCCGAGACGACGGCGAGGTACTTGCCCGCGGGGAGCGGGTCGAGCGCGACGGACGGGTCAACCTGGTTAGCGTCGAAGTTGTTCAGAGTGGCCATGAGTCAGTTCCTTTGCGAGTAGTGATGGACGGATGAGGGATGGACAACGGCAACGGCGCTCAGGCCGCGCCGGCGGTGTCGGTGGTGGGGGCGGTGGTGACGACCGCGGCGGAGGGGTCCTCGCCGCGCACGAGCGCCGCGAAGACGCGGTAGTCCAGCGGGATCTCTTCGGGCAGACCCAAGCGGTTCTTGGCGACGTGCGCTGGCCGCTCGACGGTGCGGATGATCCGCTCGCCGGTGGAAACGCCGTTGTGCTTGGCCTTGTTGAACCCCTCGTCGACCTTGATGGTGTGGACCTTGTATGTGGCGAAGAGCACCTCGTCGGCCCACTCCTGCACCAGCGCCGACGCGAGCTTGTGCAGGCGCGGCGAGTAGCGGTCGTACGGCACGGTCTCGGGATTCTCGAACTTCTCGATCTTGGCGTGCGCGATGAGGACCACCGTCATACCGCGATCGCTGCGGAGCGCATCGAGCGCCCCGAGCACGGCCCGCCATTTGTCGACTGCGAAGGCGAAGCCCTTCGCATACCCGATCTTCTCGATGTTCTCGACGCTCTCGTCGGCGCAGACTTCGCCCCAGATGAGGCGTTCGAGCCAATCAAGGCTGTCGATGACGACTGTGCGGTAGTCGTGGTCGCCCGAGTACAGGGACTCGAGCGCCGCCATCACCTCGCCGAGGCTGCGGGCCAGCGGGAACGACTCGCAGTCGATGTCGGCCAGGCCGTCTTCGGTGGGAACGAAGATGGGCTTCTCGGCCATCGCGCCAAAGGTGCTCTTGCCGATGCCGTGCGTGCCGTACAGCATCACGCGGCGGGGGCGCGCCTTGCGGCCCTTGCTGATCTGGTTCATGAGGGTGTGGGGGGTTGCGGTTGCGGTTGTGGGCATGGAATCTCCGTGATTGCAGAAAGTGGGATCGATGTCCTCAGGCCAGATGTCGCGGGTGAATGCGCCTTGGCCGAGGCGGACGAGCGGAAGTGGTGTGATCACGCGGCGGCCGCCGTGGGCTCGGCCGAGGACGCCTTCACGCGTCGGACGGTGAAGGCGTCCTCGCCGAACTCGCGGAGCATCAGCGAGGTGAACATTCGGACGACCGCTGCGCCCACCGGCGTTGTGCCGTCGACGCTCAGGCTTCGACCCGCCTGGTCCGCCGCGAAGCTGACGTCCATTCGGACGATGGCATTGCCGAAGAGCCCCTCGGCGGCGATCATCGCCAGGTGCAGCGTTGCTTCCGCGTCGGTGAGGGCAATGTCCTTGTCGAAGGTAAAGCGGTACACGCCGGTGGTCATGGTGAACTCCTCGCTGCAAACTGGGGTGCTGCTCCCCGGCTACATACGCCGTCCGCAGGGCCGCTGTCCGCTTTGGTCACATTGGCTTGAAGCCCGCGGCGGCAAACCGCACGCGGAGCTCGGCGATGCGCTTGCGCAGCTGGCGACGAGAAATGCCCAGGCCGCGAGCGGTCGACACTGCCGAGTCTTCCTGGAGCGCACGGCACAAGTTGGCGAGATCGGGGGGCAGCGCCGCCACGATTTCGCGGATCGAGTCATTGAGATGGAACTCATCGATGGGGGAGCGGACCTCACGCCCAAGGCGGCGAGCCGCATCGGCCTCCCCGACCGCTGCTGAGCCGGTGACCGGATCCGTGGTCTGGCTCTCCCGAAGCCTCTCGATAGAAGCCATGCCGTGGTCGCCGGAGCGCTTCTCACGCTGGCGAGCCCGAAGCAGGGTGATCGCGGCTGAGTCCAGAACGCGGGACACGAACGTGCGAAGCTGGGCCCGCTCGGGATCGAACTGGCCGAGCCGCTTGGCGAGGATGAGCGTCAGGTCACGCAGAACGTCGTCGCGTTCGACGCCCCGGAAGGCCGGGGACTTCATCAGGCTGCGGGCCTTGATCAGGATGAGTGTGCGGATGTATTGGTCGTTCAGTGATGCGCCGTTGGTCACGGGTGACCTCCGGGGCCGGAGCCATCACCCGTCCGTGCCAATCTCGCGTCGCAGCGCACGCCGCAGACATTCACGAGCTTGTAGCGACCGGCGGGTTATGGCCCTCGTGGCCCTCGGACCCACCGGCCGGTGTCGCGGTTCTGAACGCCCCGCGACGCACGCCATCGATGTCGAACAACGCGCAGAGGCCTGTTTTCACGGCACCTGCACGATTTTCAGAATCTCCCGCCTTTGTCGCGTCGGTGCGACGCGACAGTCCGCACCACCGAGTTGCTGTTGGCTCCGTTGATCACGACGGCGGGGCCGCCGGCCCGGTCCACGGCGCGCTTGACCTTGTCCTTGGTGATCTTCGTCTTCAAGCGTGCCGAGAGCACCTTGGCCGCCTCGCGGTACGAGTGGCATGCCTGGTACGCACCGACCAACACCTCGTCCTCTTGGTTTGATGATGCAGCAGCCTGGGCATGGCGGCGCAGTACACGCCTCTTGCCGGCGGGGTCCAGCGGCAAGAGTTCCACCTGCGCCTGAAGCTCGTCGGCCTTCTGAACCAGGTCGTGAAGCAGTACGCCATCCGCCTGCAGCCCTGTCGCATCCTGCGACATCACACGCGACAGTGCGACACAGGCCGGTGGCCGGCCTGGCCAGATGTGGGTCAGGGGTTCCAGGCCGCTGACCAGCACAATGGGCCGACCTGCCTGACCCGCGTGGGCTGCGATGCGGGCGGCATCCTCGGCACCGAGCCCCCGGGCCAGCAACACCTCACGGGAAGTCTGCTGCCATCGGGTTGTGCCGAGCCGCCACACACGGCCAGACTCGATCGGAGTGGGGCGTCCCTGAAGACCAAGCGCCGCCGCGATGAGCGACGCGACGGCGTCACCGTCGATCGTCCATTGCCGCAGGGCTTCAGAATCAACCTCGACCGTGACCGACTCCGGGCACGCAATGAAGAACCGAGGCGGGTCGGCGTCGGGAACCTCGAGCACATCCTCGACATGCCCCGAAGGGCAGCACGAACAGCCCACTCGCGAGGCGGACGTCGTGGCGCAGAGCACCCCATGCTCCTGGAGCCACTGGGCTTGCCCATCCGGCCATGATGCCACCTCACGGGCGGAAAAGAGAGGCTCGCTGCTGTCGAAACACGCCCACAGGCGGGAGAGGAGATCACCCATGGGTCACCTCCCACAGCCGCAGGCATCGCTCGCCGATGGCGCGCAGCTCGTCCGGCTTGCTCTTGAGGTCGCAGGAGTTGGGGCAGCTGACGCTAAACCTCAGCGGGCGCGGGCGTGCATCGGCTGAGAAGCGCAACTCGAACGACATCTGCTTCACCCGCAGCCGGTCGGGCGTCAGCCGCTGGGTGTTCAGGTATTCGGCGATCGCCTGATCGATCCGGTGAATGCCTCGCTCTGGGTTGAGCCCGAGCTCGATGTACTCGCCGGGCCGGTCGATCGGCTCCACCCGCACGCGGGTGATGGTGACTGCAACGATGCGATCCTTGGGATCGGTGGGCAGCTTCCGGCCCGGCTTGAGCAGGTGATCAAGCGCGTATGCCGGGCGCTTCGGGTCCGCGGGCCCGATGTCGACGCCAAGCACGGCTTTGCAGAACTTCTGCTGGAGGGGCTCGTACACCTTCTTCCCGCCCTTGGCGTACACATCGAGCGTCCCATCGCTGGGGTTGAACACGAAGACGTTGTCGAACACGCGCCGCTCTTTGCTCCGCACGAGATGCCCGGTGTCGTCGAAGACCACCGGGTCATCGGGGTAGTCATCGAGATAGGCAAAGAAGTACTCGCTGCCGCCGATCCTCGTGTAGTGCTCGATCTCGCAGATCTTGCCGCGCAGCTGGCGATCCCAGTAGAACTCAGCCAGCGCCGCCTTCAGCGCCGCCTTGTGGGAATCATCCACCGCGATCGCCTCTTTCGGTAGGCTGTTCCGCGTGATCCAGTAGCGGCCCGTGGAGAGGGCCTCCGCCCGTGCGAAATAGGCGGCGACAACGAACGCCATCTTGACGTTGAGGTACGTCCACATCGCGCGGTCGGCCTGGCCGACAATCGCGTCGAACTCGGCGAGGCGATCGGGCGCGATGCGCTGGATCTCCTCAACCAGCACCTTCACGCCGCGCTCGTCCGCCAGTTCGTTGATGTCCTGGAGCACGAGCTGGATGAGCCGGCGCTTGTCGTCGGGCATCTTCTGCCACGCGGTGAAGATGGGCTCGACCTGGGTCTCGCCCAGGTCGTCCCAAGGGATGCCCTCGACCACGCCGGCGCGTTCGAAGCACACGCGGGTGAGCGAGTTGGAGATCTTGCGGAGGATGCGACGCGGATCAAAGTCTTTGGCCATTTCAGGGCCTCCAAATGTCCATGTCCCGTGAACAGTAAACGCACTGCGCACAAGAACACTGGGGGTTCAACCAAACAGGGATCGATCACGAGTGAGGAGCCCAAGCGCCTCCAGGCGGTAGTTCATGGCCTCGGCAGACACATGGAACTGCTCAGCGAATGGCTTCGAGAAGCGTTGCATCGCAGCGTCCTGCTGTGCCTTCACACTTCCGGAGGACGTTGGCGCGTCGAGGTCAAGCACACACACCACGTCATCGGCGCGCCGCCACTTGATCCACGCACGGCGAACGAGGTCGCGCGGCATGAGCAGGTACGCCGCGAACATGTTCGCCTGCACCTCTTCACGTGCTTGGTCGGCCGAGCGGCACACGAACGCGGGCGCATCCGCTGCGGATGTCAGAGACATCTGTGTCTCGTCGCGGAGAAAGACCTTTCGGTGAAGCTGCCAGTGGCCGATCTCATGGGCGAGCGTGAACCGGTAGCGTCCCAGCATGCGCGGATGCTCGACGGGATCAAGGCTCCGGTCGACTCGGATAAGCTGCTCCCTGAACCAGATCGCTCCCAGCACATCGCCGTGACCGAATCGCTTCTGCAGGTCATCTATTTCATACCGCAGGTTGAGCTGCAGCTCGATCATTTCATCGACGGGAACCGGGGGTTCGGAGACCTCGCCGTGGGCCTTCTGCCACAGCGCAAAGAGCGTCTCGGCTTCGGCCTCGATGTTCTCATCGCGCAACCACGGCACACGTTCGGTCTTGGCAGGCGGTCGCCCCATCATTGCTCCTCTTTCTGCATCTTCTTGGCCTGCGCCGACAGTGCCTTCAACTGGTCTGCCGTCAAACCCTTTGCCGCCCGCAACAACTGAGGCATCTCTTCCGGCTCGCTCTGGATGATTCCGCGAAGATCCTCCGGCATCCGGCCGGCCAATGACATCAGCTCATCTGGGTTCTCTCCGAGGACCTCCGCCATCCGACGCACCCGCTCGGCGGTCGGAGGGCTCTCCACCTTTCCCTGCTCGACGAGCGAGAGATAGGTTGGGCTCACGTCGATGAGCTCCGCGAACTTCCGCAGGCTGTGACCCTTCGCGAGCCGCTTCTCGCGGATGAGCTCGCCAAAGGCTGGTTGTTTCTTGCTCATGTCTGTCGTCCGTTCACAAATCACTCCTCAGGCCGCGATCGGCCATTCCGCGTACAACGCCTCCGCCTGTGCCATCAGCACGGGCATCAGCCGATCAAAGTCCTCAGCCTTCACGCCCTGTTTCGTCAGAACACGTCGCACCGCGGCTCTCACAGCGGCCTTCACATCCTCACGGTGCGGCTCGGTCCAATCCACCTTCAGGTTTCGCTTGATGCTCTGCACAACGTCGTGGATCAGGCCCTTCAGGAAGTCCACGCCGTAGACGTTCTCGTAGTTGATGGCGACCGCGTCATAGAAGGCAAGCTCATCCTCCGCCAAGCCCAACTGTCCGGCCCGCTGATCCGAGGCCTCCATGTCCTTCTTGATCTCAATCATGGCGCGGATGACCGCCGCTGCGTCGATGAGCCGGTTGTGGTACTTCTGGAGCGTCGCTTCGAGTAGTTCACGGAACGTCTTCGCCTTGGCCAAGTTCTTCTTGGCCCGCATGTGGATCTCGTCAGCGAGCAGTTTCTCGAGCAACTTGAGCCGAAGGTCCGGCAGCGGCCGATCCTTAAACGTCTGAAGGAAGTTGTCGTCGAGGATCGAAATGTCGGCCCGCGTGATCCCCGCGGCCTTGAAGATGTCAACGACGCCCTCGCTCTCGACGGTGTCATCCACCAGGTCCCGCACCGCCTTCTCGATGTCTCTGGTTGGTCCACGCCCGCGAATCGTCTTGAGGAGTTGCTTACGCACCCGCTGACAGAAGATCACCTCGTCGGCGCTGGCGCGGCAGTCATCCAGGTGTTTGACGAGCAGGAATGCGCTCGTCAGCCGCAGCTCGGCATCCAAGAAGTGGTCCCGCAGGTCGTCGTCGCTGGTCAGATGCCCATAGACCGCCGCGTAGCGGTCCTCCAGCGCGATCGGCGAGAGCCGCCGCCAGTCGCCGTAGTTCACGCCTTCGGGGAGGAACGACCGCACCTCGGCCAGCGCCGCCACGAACAGCGGCCGGGCGTCTTCATCCAGCCCGCCCGCGGGCTTCCCGTGATCTTCTCCACCCGCTGAGTACTTCGCGGTCGCTGCCCGCAGCTCATCGCCAATGCCGATGTAGTCCACGATCAGTCCGTGCGGCTTGTCGCTGAACACACGGTTGACGCGCGAGATTGCCTGGATCATCGTGTGGCCCTTCATGGGCTTGTCCACGTACAGCGTGTGCAGGCATGGGATGTCCGTGCCCGTGAGCCACATATCGCAGACGATCACCATGGACAGCGGATCGTCCGCGTCGATCATCCGCTTCTTGATCGCTTCGCGCTGCTGTTTGGTCGTCAGGTGCCCGGCCTTGCTCCACGCCTCGGGGTCCTTGCCCAGGTCGCCGGTCATCACCACCTTGATCTCGGGGCACCCCGGCAGCGCCTTCAGCGCATCGTACAGTCTCACGCAGTTCTCGCGGATCATGCAGACGACCATCGCCTTGCCCTTGAGCGTGGCCGTCCGGTCCTTGAAGTGTGCGAGCAGGTCGGCCGCGAGCAGTTCTATCCGCTCCTTCGCGCCCGCCGCCTTGGCCAGCGCGGCCCATTGCCCCTTCTTTCTCTCGAGCTCGTCGATTGGTGTGTCGTCGACAATCTCTGCCAGCGCACCATCCACATCCGTCTTGTTCAAGTGAAGCTTGATCTGCCGTGGCTCGTAGAAGATCGGCACCGTCGCCTTGTCATCCTGGCTCTGGCGGATGTCGTAGACGTGGACCAGGTCACCGAAGACCTCGACGGTGTCGGCCCCGCTGAAGGAGACAGGCGTGCCGGTGAACCCCAGCCGCCGCGCGTTGGGCAGCGCCGCCCCGAGCCAGCGTGCAAAGCCCTTGGTGAACCCGTACTGGCTCCGGTGCGCCTCATCGGCGATCACGATCACATTGTCTCGCGTCGAGAGCACCGGATGCTCGGCCTCGCCCTCACGCAGCGCGAACTTCTCGATCGTGGTGAAGATCACCTCACCGCCCTGCGTCTGGAGCAGTCCGCGAAGATCTTCGACGCTCTTGGCGTGCTTGACATCGCCCACCAGCGACCGGGCCGCGACGAACTGATCGTGCAGTTGCTGGTCCAGGTCCGTCCGATCGACCTGGATCACGAACGTCGGGTTGTTCAGCGCCGGCTCTCGCCGCAACATCCCGACCAGGAAGCACATCGACAGCGACTTGCCCGAGCCGGTGGTGTGCCAGATGACGCCCAGCCGCTTGTCCGCCGTCCCCGCCTTCACCGACTCCAGGATCTTCTTCGCCCCGATCCGCACCGCGAAGAACTGGTGGTACTTCCCGCCCTTCTTGATGATCTTCCCGCCCGTCGCGCCCACCGTCTCGAAGACGATGAAGTCGCGGATGTACGCCAAGAGCCGGTCCTTGGGGAGCAGCCCCTCGACCAGCGTCTTCATGCTCCCCGTCGTTCCCCGCTCGACACTCACCCCATCAATGCTCTTCCACGGCGCGTACCACTCTTCGTTCGCGGTCCACATCCCGTGCAGCGTGGTCACGCCATCGGAGGCGATGCACAGCGCGTTGTGGTCGAAGAGTTGCGGGATCTCATGGCGGTAGTGGCCGATCTGGTTGATCGCGTCCGCCACGGTTGGCTGGTCGTCGTACGGATTCTTCAACTCAAACAGGACCAGCGGCAGCCCGTTCACGTACACGATCACGTCCGGGCGACGGTCGTTGCCAGTTCCGGCTCCGCCGGATTCCCGAACCCCGTGCACGGGCAACTGATTCACGACCAGAAACTCGTTGTTCTCCGGCGTGTCCCAGTCCACGGCGTAGATGTGCGCGATGCGTTTGCTCGCGGGCGTTGTCCTCGTCGCCGGCTCCTCGACCGCGATCTCCACGCCCCCGCGCAGCATGGCGTGCAGACCAGCGTTGCGGCGGAGCGTGTCCACCCCCTCGGGCCGGGCGAACTTGGCGATGGCGAGCTCGATGGCCGCCTCCGGCAGCCCATCGGGCCGGGTGACTGTCCGCCCGTACCGTCGCGTCAAAAACGCGCGCAGATGGTCCTTGAGCACCACCTCGGCCTCATCGCCGCCCCGCATCGCCAGCAGTTCCGACCCGTGGACATAGACATACCCGAGCGACTTGAGCCGCTCGATGGTGGTGTACTCGAACTCGGACTCGGAGCCGTGCCAGCCCATGCGTCAGGCCCTCGCTTTCGCGCCCGCGTGAACCGTCCCCGCGCCCGGGCGAGCGGGCCGGGCGGGTGGTGTGGATGTCCCGGTGGATCGGAGCGCGGCATCCACGGCCCGGTCGGCCTCGCGCAAGCGAATCTCGCCCGAGAGCAGTTGCGGCAGGATCGCATCGCGCAGCGCGGCGAGCGCGCGTGACTCGTGCGCGTGGATGCGCAGCATGTCGGCCACCTGCCGCATCCACACCGAGTAGGAAGCCGCGATCGGCTCCGGCGGGATCACGATCTGATAGCGGGCCATGTCGCCCCAACTGGTCCGGGGCATCCGTGTGCCGCCCGATGCGCCGTCCACGTAGTCGATGAACTCATCGGACGAGAGGTGGCCGAGCAGCACGCCGAACCAGCACTCTTTCTTCGGAGCCGCGACGATCACGTCCGTCGAACACACTCCGTCGATCAGGGCCACGCCGACCTTGTGGAAGTACGGGCGCAACTTGCCGAAGAGGATTTCACCGCGCGCGAAGCGGGACTTGCCGCTCGACACGTCCGCCGCCGTGCCCCAATCGTCAAGCGCGATGCACCGCCGGGGCATGTGTTCCAGTCCGATGTAGGGCGTCGTCGCGTCCACCTCGGAGGGCAGCACGCCGCGGCGCGGGTTGGTGCCGATCTCGCCCACCGTCCCCACCCTCCACCCCTCGGGGATGGGGCCGAGGGGGGAATCGGTGAGGCGTGTGGGCCAGGGGGCGTGTGGGGGGGCGGGGGCCGCGGGGGCCGAGCGGGGCGCGGGGGAGGCGGGGCCGCCGCGGCGGGCGGGGGGTACAGGCGGTGGTGCAGGTGGACGCGAAGGTGGGCCTGGGGCGGGCCGCAGCACGGGGTCAAAGTCCACGAACCACGACCGGAACACCCCGCGCGCCAGGTCCTCCAGCGTCCGGTTCATCCGCCGATTCAACTCGATCTTGTCATCCAGCCCCCCCAGCACCCGCGCGATGGCGCGTTGCTCGGAGAGAGGGGGGAGGTCGAACCGGAACGCCTCGATGCGCGTCGGCGCGGTGTGAACGATCTTCGTCCCGCTCGACGACGCGACGAGTTCCGTGTTGAAGTCCTTCCACAAGAACAACCAGTACAGATAGTCCAGCGAGACGCGCTTGGGCTGCTTGACCACAACCTTGCCCAAGCGCTGGTTGTGCAAGTAGCGGCGTCCGTCATTGGGAACGCGGGCCGGGATGCCGAGGATTTCGCCGCCCGATGTCTGACACGTCATCACGAGCAACACGTCGCCGGGCGAGAGGTCGTAGTCGGCTGGGTACTCGCCCAGATATTCCTTCACGTTCGTCGAGTCGAAACGGAAGCCGCCGGTGTACTGAAAGTTGCCGACCGCGACGACGATCGGGCGGCCCGTCAAATCCTCGCTGAACAGGTCGCTCTTGAATGGCCAGCCGTGCTTGATGCCGACCAGGTCGCCGAGCCGCACGGATTCCCATGAGTGTTCACCCACGTCGCACCCCCGATCCGCCCGCGTGCAGGTCCGCTGATGCCAGAGGGGCGTGCCGCCCCTCCGGCACCTCCCCGGCTGAGAAGAGACGACCACCCGCGCGGGCCAGTGCGACAACCCCGCCGCCCCGGCGCGCTGCGCCGGGCCTCCGTGGGCCGTGCAATCCCGTCCGTGCGCCGGCCACTCCCTCCCGGCGCGCTACCGCTGGGCTCCCGGGCGCGGGGGCGGGCCTCCGGCGCGCCGCCATTCCCCTCCGGGGCGCTTCCAATCCCTCCCAACGCGCCGCCACGGAGTCCCGGCGCGCTGCGCCGCTTCCCTCCGGCTCACTCGGAAGACGCTCCGGATGAGTCGGAGCGTTCTCCGGCTCACCCGGAGAACGCGACGGATGACCCGGACAACGCGACAGGCGACCCGGCGCGTGCTCCGGCCCGCCCGGAGCGTTCTCCAACTGACCCGGCGGACGCGACAACTCATCCGTCGCGTCCGCCAAGTGACCTGTCGCGTGGCGGGCACGGTGCCCGGAGGGCACAATCTGCGCGGCGGGGGCCAGCGCGAACCATCCGGACATACCGGAGAGTTGCCCGCCAGCCCATCCTGTAAGCATTCCTGACAAGTTCATTTGGCGGTGGCTCCCATCGCCGCCGCCACCTCGGCCAGGCTCAGCCGGATCTGCTTCTCCAGCGCCGCCGACTGCGTGAACTGCTCATCCAGGGTCGCGCACAGGTGCGGGAAGCGGTCCTCGAACGGCTCGTCGGGATCGTCGCTCTCGGCCGCGCCGACGTAGCGGCCCGGCGTCAGGGCATAGTTGTGCTCGCGGACCTCGTCGAGTGTGGCCGCCTTGCAGAAGCCCGCGACCTCCGCGGGCGTGCCGGTGCGCTTGAACTCGCGGTAGACGGATGCGATCTTCTCGACCTCTTCCGCCGAGAGTTGCTTCTGCTTCCGCGAGCCGGGGATCAGCACGCCCAGTTTGCGGCCGTCGATGAAGAGGATCTCGTTCTTCCGCGCGCGGAAGCCGCCTCCGCCGCCTCTGTTCTTTGACAGGAACCAGAGGCAGCACGGGATCTGCGTGTTAGCAAAGAGCTGGCCCGTGAGCTGCACGATGCAGTCCACGTACCCGTGCTCGACCATCGCCTTACGGACTTCGAGGCGCGCGACTTCGCCATTGGAGAGTTCGCCGGTGGCCATGACGAACCCGGCGGTACCGCCCGAGTACTTCTTTCCATCCGGATCACGCAGGTGATGCAGGAAGTGCATCATCCACATGGTGTTGGCGTTGCGGGGCGAGAGGGGCATGGGCTGGCCCGCCGCGAGGCCGTTGGTGGTGGTCCCGTTCGCGCCAGCACGCTTGGCGAAGTCCAACCGTGGGTCCTTGCTCGTGATGCGGTGAGCGCCCCAGCCGTCCTCGCCCTTCGCGCCGTCGTTGAAGGGGGGATTGGCGATGACGTAGTCGGCCTTCGTGTCGGCGTGCAGATCATTGAAGTACGAACTGCCGAGTTGGATGTTGCCGTCGATGCCGTGGATGAAGAGGTTCATCCGGCACAGTCGGTACGTGAAGTCCTTGCTTTCCTGGCCGATGAATGACAGGCGGCCCGAGTGCCTCGTGAACACATCCGACTGCACGAACATGCCGCCCGCGCCGCAGCAGGGGTCGTACACGACGCCGCCCTCGGGCTCGAGCATGGCGACGAGCGTGCGGACGATGGAGACGGGCGTGAAGTACTCGCCGCCGCGCTTGCCCTCGCTGTTGGCGAACTCGCCGATGAAGTACTCGTAGACGCGGCCGACCAGATCCTCGCCGCCGTGGTCCTGCTTGAAGATGTCCTTCGAGAACAGATTGATGAGCCCGGTGACGCCCTCGCGGTCAAGGTTCGAGCCGGCGTAGATGCGGGGCAGCAGGCCGCGGAGCTTGTCGGGGTAGGTCTTCTCCAGAAGTTCGAGGGCGTCGTCGAGGATGCTCTTGATGGTGTCCGCCTGGGCGTGCTGGAGAATGTACGACCAGCGCGACTTCTCAGGGACGATGAATGCACCCGCGGCGCAATACTCGTCCGCGTCGGCCAGAATGCGAGCGCGGGCCTTCGCGTCCTTGGTGAAGTAATCGCTTTTCGGGTCAGCGAGCAGCCCCTCCAACTCCTCGCGGCGGCGCTCGTAGCGGAGCGAGAGGAACCGGAGAAAGATGATGGGCAAGACGTACCGCTTGTAGTCCGCGGGCTCGATGGAGCCGCGCAGGTTCACGGCGGCCTGCCACAGCTCCTTCATGAGCTGTGCCGTCCCGTTCTGCGGGGCTTCGTCCTTCGGCTTCTTCGCGGTCCGCTTGGCCATTTTGTACTCCGTCCATGTTCAGTGAACGTGGACAGGGTATCATAACCAGCGGGTCAAAGCCAGCGGATCAGGGTAGATCCGACAGCCCGCGTCAAAATGGAGTAGACGCTATGTCGAAGTCCAAGGGATTCAAGATCGGTCGGGACAATGAGACGGGCCGCCTGAAGTCTGTCGATCAGGCCAAGGCCAACCCCCGAGGGTCGTCAGTCGAGGTCATGCCCAAGAAGGGGAACGGCGACACGGGTCGCTACGACAACAAGAAGAAGTAGTTGTCAGCGGCGTGGCAGCGATCCCCATCGCCGCCGTTGCTCCATCCAGTCCATCACGCAGGCCACGTCGCGCAGCATGTGCTCGTGGATGGGATCGCGCCCACTCATCACCAGCGGCAGGAACAGGATCTCCTCCTGAATATCCGGCGCGAGGTGGCAGAGATTCATCAGCTGCGTGATCCGAGGCTGGGTGACGTGCGTCAGCCGGGCGATCTCGGAGATGTTGGCGACCTTGCCGGCGCGGATCATCTCGTCGAAATGGATCGCCAGCGCCATCAGGCGGGAGATCCGCGGCACGCGGCCGGGGTCCACGGCCACGCGAGCGGCGGGCTTCGTGTCGATCGTCTTGCGCCCGTGTGCGGCGCGGTTGAAGAAGACCTTCGTCTTGACGGTGATCATGCCTGGGCCTCCGGTCCTTCCACGTTCCCGCCCGCCAGCGCCTTCACGCCCGACGGGTAGAACGACACCTCGATGCTGCTGTCGAGGGCGTCGAAGACGACCTTGTTGATCAGCAACTGGAGCATCCGGACCTGTTCTCGGGGCGCGAGCGCGGTCCAGACGTTGTCGAAGTCGGCAAACGCCGCGTGGAGGTCTTCGGCTGAGAGCACTTCCGCTCGGTGGCGTTCTACGGCGGCCCCAATGTCGCTGGCCCGCCGCTCCGCCTCGCGGATCTGGTCGTTGAGGTCGGTGATGCGGCCCGCGGACCTGGAGGACGCTGGCTCGGTGGTTGCCAGGCGGCGGATCTCGGCGTGATTGCGCCCCAGACCACGGTTGACAATGCGCAGCTCGGCGTCCAACTGCTCGATGGCCGCGTCTGCTTGAGCCCGCGATGCCGAGAGCGTCTCCTCCAGAACGCTCTGGTCCTGGCCGACGCACCGGATCTGTTCGACGACCGCCTTCTCGATCTCAAGGGCGGGCAGCGAACCACTCTGGCAACGAGCGCGGCCCTTCTTGATGGCGTTGCAGCAGACGTAGTACCGATACGCCTTGTTCCCACGCCGGGTAAAGGTGTGGACCATCGCGCTGCCGCACCCCTTGCAGTACAGCAGTTTGCGCAGGAGCGCCCCGAACTGGTTCCGCAGTTCGTTGCCGCGGGTCCGTGAATTCTTCTGCATCAGCACGTGAGCACGCCGGAACGTCTCCTCCTCAACTATGGCCTCGTGCTGCCCCTGGTACGTCTCGCCCTTGTGGACCACCTTGCCCATGTAGATCGGATTCGTCAGCGTGCAGTACACCGAGTGCCGGTCCCATTCCACGCCTCCGCGAACCACGCCCGCCTTCGTTCGCCACGATTTGGTCTTCCAGCCGCGTTTGCAGAGATCTTCACCGACCGACAGCAACGACCCGAGTTGGAGGTACCGCTCAAAGATGTGGCGAACCCGCGACGCCTCAGCCGGGTTGACGACGAGGCGTGCGCTTCCGTTCGAGCGGTCGACGTCGTACCCGAACGGCGGCGGACCGCCGCCCCATTTGCCCCGCTTCTTCGCTGCCGCGATCTTGTCCCGGATGCGCTCGCCGATGATCTCACGCTCGAACTGGGCGAACGACAGGAGGATGTTGAGCGTGAGCCGGCCCATCGAATGAGTCGTGTTGAAGTGCTGGGTAACCGAGACGAACGAAACCTTGTGGCGATCAAAGACCTCCATGAGGCGCGCGAAGTCCATCAGCGACCGGGACAGACGGTCCACCTTGTAGACCACCACGCAGTCGATTTTGCCCGCCTCGATGTCGGCCATCAGGCTCTTGAGGCCAGGCCGATCGACGTTGCCCCCCGAGAATCCGCCGTCGTCGTATCGATCGGGAAGCGCTGACCATCCCTCGTTCCGCTGGCTGGCGACGTACGCCTCCGCCGCCTCACGCTGGGCGTCGAGGGAGTTGAACTCCTGCTTGAGCCCCTCCTCGCTCGACTTTCGGGTGTAGATCGCGCAGCGACATTGCGGAGGCGGAGTGGCGGCGTGCTTTCCGTTCTGGGTGCCTCTGCTCATCGACGGCCCTCCAGGTTGAAGAACCGGAATCCGTTGATGTGCGATCCGGTGACCGCCTTGGCGATCGCCGACAGGGAGCGGTAGCGCTCACCCTCGAACTCGAACCCGTCCGCCAGCACCACGACCCGCACCGTCTGGCCCCGGTAGTCCCGGACGATCGCCGTTCCCGCGGGTGGTAGCCGTGGGTCCGCCGTGGCGGCGAGGGCGACCTTCTTGGCGTCCTTGGGGGCCTCCCCGAGCGTGGCCCACTTGGGCGGCGTACGCCGCACGTCGGTCGGGTTGGCGAGTTGGGCCGCTCGGACACGGGCTCGTTCGGACAAGCCACTTTCGGCGTTGGCCTGGATGCGCCACGCGATGCGGCGGACGAGGTAGATGCGGTGGCGGCTCTGAATCCGCTCGCCGAAGAGCTCGGCGTAGCGATCGTGCAATTCGCCGATCGTCATCTTTTCCAGCGCCGCGAGATCCTTCGAAACGGTTATCGTCATGGGCAAGTCTCCAGATGCCCGCACCGCTAACGCGCGGTACGGTCAGACACACTGAGGCCGGCTTCCTCGCCCAGTTCAAGTTCGATGTCCGCTTCTTCTTGATGCTGCGGTGTCGGGGCGTGTGTGGCAGCTTCAACCGTGCCAACAACAAGGCCCGTCGCCTTGGCACGCCGGTGCCATCGCATCGCGCCGGTCGCGAGGATGGCGATTACCTCGCGGCGGCGCTGGTCGGCGGACAGATTGGCGTCATCGTCATTGGCAACCAT